CTTCAGAAGGTTTATATGGCCTTCACCCACCCAGAAATCTGGGAAAACGGGCTTACGCCCGGGGATGCCGCGGTTAAGGATGTTGATCTCCCTATACCCACCTACCCTTACGGGTATCCCACTCGTCCCTTCGAGGATATCGAAGGACTCCCTCGGCCTACGCCGTTTCAGCTTACGCTGGACGGCCTCGGATAAGAGATGACGAGTACCGACCGACGCCTGTAGAGACGCGATCAGTTGTCCATCAGGCAGATCAACGCTAAGTTCGGCTTGAGACCTACTAAGAGCCTTAACCTGCCAGAACTCCCATCCATAAGGATGAGAATCCAAATGGAGTTCGTCAACAGGACCTATAAAGGCCCCATCTCCGTAACCATCTGGTAGACGGGGTTCACGCCACTTAGCCGGTGCTAAAGATCGCAGCTGTGTCAAGGCTGCAACCGAACCTGTCACAACTTCCCTACGGCTCAACCAGCGAAATAGCTGGTTATGTACCAAGAAAAGTCGATCAAGGGATCGCACAGGTTTTTTGACGTAAAACGGTGTAATCTCCACCCCGAGGTAGTAGTGTTTACCACAACTCTCTCGGTATGGGCCAGTGATCCAGGTCTTGTCGTCGTTAGGGGTGAACCCAACTTCTTCAAGCCTTTCACATATATAGGCCGCACAATGCGTAGGAGCGACAATGTCGTCTCCATAAACGCAGATGGAGGGGTCCTTCTCCCATATGTTACCGGGACAGGCACACTCCTGGGCAATTGCCCAGAAAATGAGCGTTTCAAGCTCAAAAGTGTACCCATTCCCCATAGAGGAGAACTTCTGGTATTGAATGACTTCACCAGAAGGAAGAACTCCGCATGGAGATCGCGTCTGCTCAAGAGCGATACACCACTCGGTCGGTAGGAGCCAACGAATCAGCTCCCGCGCAACAGTATCACTGGCCATCGACAAGTCAATGGTGGCTAACTGTCCCGTCAAGCTGCCCTCTCGGGCGGCTCGTTGGTTGCGCGTTTGGTCGTCTAAATCGACGCCCACCCTTCTGAGACGTTTTCGGATTGCACGCCCGATACCTTTCTGAACATAAATGTTCATACACGGCTCTTTAGCGATTGTCCGATCGGTCTTAAAGTTCTTCGGAACGGCTATCACGCTGTTCCCTGGGACAATCTTGACTAGATCGTCTTCGGGACTCTCTCCTGCAGACAGGACAATCTGTTTCCAGATTGGCAAGTACGCAATCGCGCACCTGGCGAGAGCAGCGTTCCCTGGAGTGCTTTCCGGTTTACCGGAATATTTATAGGCAGCAAAGCTTTCCTTACGAGTGAGCCGAGTTGTAGCACCCGGACCAAACGCAAAGTACCTTGCACACTCATCCCAGTCGAACCTCCCCAGTACATTCGCGACTCGGGCCCTTACGAGCTTCCAGAAGTTCTGGCGCTCCAAGTTCCCTTGCCAATAAATGTACTGGTTCGCGGTTTCGCACTGTCGCTCGGCGTCATGGAATCGCTTCCATGTCGTCTCCTCCTTGCTTGGCGACGGTTCCCCGTCGTCATACTTGGAGAAAACCTCACGTAGGAGCAAAGACCCTCGGGCAGCCTCGAGACTGGATAAGTCAAGAGGAGTTTCCCGTCCAAGAACCCCAACTGGCGATATGCCAGTGAGGGAGGATAGGAGCCCGAGAAATGCTTCATTCGCGAAGCCGATAGTCGCACTCTTGCGCTTCTTAAAACGCTTCATTAATACACCTCTTAAGGTGAAAGGAGACCCATGCTTAAATGACTCGCTTGCGCGGCCATCTTGGGTCAGCACTCGATCGTGCATTCCCACATGGAGATGGAGGAAGAACCTCGCCCAGACCTTAAGCGACACGTTGCAGAAAACCTGCAAGAGTTCTTTTGGCCTGTGAATGATGGTCACCTGCATGACAAGCAGGCGATTCTCAATATAAGGTTCAATGTTCTCCACGGCAGTCTTCACGCCAGCCAACCCTAAAAAGTTGGCGACATAGGCGAGAAGATCTTTCCGCTCCTGAAGAGTGCTCTCCGGGTGAATGTTCAGGATGACCTGCGCACTCGAGTACCGGACAACAGTGTCTACCGAATCCACCGTTGCGACTACAGGCATCATAAAACCTGCGGTCATACGATGGACGGTTCGAGTCCCATTTGGACCGGCAACCTCGAGAGAGACTTGCCGGAAACCAGCCGGGATACTCGGGGATCGATCAGCCCACAACGCTTTCGACCCGTTTGTAGAAACGGGACTGAACGTATGGGAGACCGGAGTGGACTGACCATCATTAATGGTCAAAGCTGCGATAGCGGG